CGCTACTGCCGGCCAGAAGGTCTACGCGAAATATGCGGATGGTTCGGCTGTTGCCGCCGCAACCGGTACGCCGCCGTCCGTCACCGGTACCGTGAGTACGGCCACGAACACCACGCTGACCGTCACCACCGCGCCTTCGGAGCCGATCGCCGTCGGCATGCCGGTGAGCGGTACCGGCATTGCTGCTGGAACGTACATCTCGGCATTCGGCACCGGCACCGGTGGTCTTGGCACATACACCTTGAGCGCGGCCACCACGGCCACCGCAACGGGTGTGACTGCCACATTCACCACCGCCGTGGAAACCTCGTTCTCCGCGCGCAGCACCGCTGCAAACGGCGAACTGGCAAAAATCTCGACCTGGGGCTAAACCATGAAACTGAGCAAAGCAGAAATTCAAGCGGTCATCAATACCGCGGCACGCGATTACGGCGTGGTCTTCCCGGGGGCGATGGACTTCCTTCCGGAGTATCTGAAGCACGACTTCAGCCTCGCCATGGACGCGCAACCGTCCTTGGTGTCAGTGAGCAACGCAGGTATTCCTGCGTTCCTCGCCAACTTCATCGACCCGGATTTCATCCGCGTGCTGGTCACGCCGATGAAGGCCGCCGCGATCATCGGCGAGAACAAGAAGGGCGACTGGACCACCCTTACCGCGCAATTCCCGGTCGTGGAATCCACTGGTGAAGTGTCGAGCTATGGCGACTACAGCAACAACGGCTCGGTTGGTTCGAACGTCAACTATGTGCCGCGTCAGTCGTACCATTTCCAGACCGTGACCCAATGGGGCGAGCGGGAACTGGCGATAGCCGGCGAAGGGCGCATCGATCATGCTTCGAATCTGAACATCGCTTCGGCGCTGACGCTGAACAAGTTCCAGAACAAGTCGTACTTCTTCGGAATCGCCGGTCTGGACAATTACGGCTTGCTGAACGATCCGTCGCTGCCGACGCCGGTTTCCCCTGCGGCAACCGGCACTGGTTCGGGCACGCTGTGGAGCACGAAAGATGGTCAGGCGATCTACGACGACATCTCCCAGGTGCTGTACAAGCAGTTGCAGACCCAACTCAAGGGCTTGGTCGAGCGTGACGTGTCGATGGCGCTTGCGATGTCGCCGGAAATCGAAGTCAATCTGACGAAGACGAACCAGTACAACGTCAACGTTACCGACCAGCTCAAGAAGAACTTCCCCAATCTGCGCATCGAAACCGCTGTCGAGTACAACACGACTGGCGGCCAACTCGTGCAATTGATCGTGGATGCGATCGACGGCGAGAAAACGGCGTATGCCTCGTTCACCGAGAAGATGCGCGCGCACCCGGTCAAGGTTGAGCTGTCCTCGTTCCAGCAGAAGAAGTCCGCTGGCACCTGGGGCGCAATCATCCGCCGGCCGATCGCCATCGCACAGATGCTGGGCGTGTAAGCGGAAAGCAGCACAACACGGGGCGGCCTTCGGGTCGCCCTTTTCATTTCAAGGCCTCGCCGTCGTGCGGGCCTTTTTCATTCGAAGGGCAAAAAATGGCAACTGTTACTGTTGGCTGCAAGCTCCCGCATGGCCTGCATCTTGACCTTAATGGCAAGCGTGTCACGCTGCTGGGCACAAATTCATCCGCCGTTATTGGCGGCCACGGCATCACCGAGAACGTCGACAAGGAGTTCTTCGAAAAGTGGATGTCGCTGAACAAGGAATCGGCCGCGGTAAAGGCTGGCCTGATTTTCGCGCACGAACGCGCCGGCAATGCTCAGGCCGAGGCCAAGGAAAAGAAGGAAAACAAGAACGGCTTCGAGGGTCTTGACCCGAAAAAGCCCGCACCCGGAATCAAGCCTGACGACAACATGAAGCTGAAAGACTGATCGTGGCTGTCGTCGTCTTCGATATTGCGGCATTCCGCGCGCGCTATCCCGAGTTTTCCACGGTTTTGGATGCGACGCTGACCGCCTATTTTTCGGAGGCGGGTCTATATCTGAGCAACACGGACAGCAGCGTGGTCAAGGACGTGATAATCCGCGCGATCCTGCTCAATATGCTGACCGCGCACATCGCCGCTCTGAACTCCGGAGTTAATGGTCAAGCACCGTCCGGCATCGTCGGGCGCATCTCTCAGGCGTCGGAGGGCTCCGTCTCAGTTTCCGCCGACATGGGACCGCCGTCCGGTTCTGCCGCATGGTTTCTTCAAACGGAATACGGCGCTTCATTCTGGCAGGCATCGGCCTCATTCCGCACGTTCCGCTACATTCCTGGATCGTCGAGGCCAGCATGCGCATAGATGGATTCAAGGGCGGTGAATCGCTGAAGACCAAGCTGCAAGAAATATTGGACAAGGTCAAAGGCACGCAGACCGTCAAGGTTGGCTTTCTTGAGGGCGCGACGTACCCGGACGGAACGCCAGTTCCGATGGTGGCCGCGCTCAACGAATACGGCACATCGAAAGCGCCGTCTCGCCCGTTCTTCCGCAACATGATCGCCGAGAAATCGCCGAATTGGGGCAAGTCAATGGCTGCGGTCGCCAAAGCCAACGATTACGACATGCCCAAGGTACTGGCATTGATGGGTGAGGGTATCGGCGGTCAGTTGCAGCAGTCCATCGTGCAATTCAACAGCGTGCCGCTTGCTGATTCGACCATTGCGAACAAGGGCTTCGACAAGCAACTGATCGATACCGCAGTGATGATCAACTCCGTTGGGTATCAAGTGAACAACGGCGACAAAGTGATTCTGCCGCCGGCCGCGTCCGGTGGTAAGCCGAAATGAACCTGCACGGAATCGTCCGCGGCGCAGTCGGCGCCGTGAACCCGCATCTGCCAGTCGTCATCAAGCAAAGCACAGGTTACACGACGAACGCGGATGGCACCCAGGTGCCGACCGACACAACGATCAACACGACCGGCCAGAAGCAGGCGCTGACCGGCGGCGACATCTTGCGGCTGAATAGCTTGAACGTGCAGGGCGTGTCGGAAAAGATGTACCTGAACGGGAATTACGAAGGGCTGATCCGGGCGACCGGCAAGGGCGGCGACCTGCTGACGTTCAACGGGCAGACCTACCTTGTTGCGGCAGTCCTTGAGCGCTGGCCTGACTGGTGCTGCGTGGCCTTGACGATGCAGGTAACCCCATGACGCCGAGCATCACTGAAACACAGGTTTTCGCGGCGTTGCGAGCGTTCATCCTGACGATCGTCGACTGTGAGGTAGTGCGATTGCCCGCAAACCGCGTTCCGACACCGGCCGGAGCATTCGTCGGCCTGTCGCCCGGATCGAATATCCCGCTCGCGACCAACGTGACGAGCTACACCGATACGCAAAAGAGCGTTGAGCGGTCGTCGCAAATCACGCTGCAGGTGGATTGCTACGGCTCCGGATCGGGAGATCGCGCCACAGCCATATCAACGTTGCTGCGCGATGCCTATGCCAGCGAGCAGTTCGCCGCGTCCGGTTACGACATTCAGCCTCTGTATGCGGGCGATGCCAAGCAATTGCCGCTTGTCGATGGCGAGCAGCAATACGAAGAGCGCTGGACGTTCGAGGCAGTCATGCAGTTCAACCCGGTCATCACGTTGCCGCAGGATTTCGCGACATCGTTGACGCCGGATGTGGTTAGCGTTGAGCGGACTTATCCGCCGTAACACCGATTCACCCAAATAAATGCACCCGCCTTGAGCGGGTTTTTGTTTTTCTGACGGAGCCATTCCTATGACTATCCCAGCAAGTGCCATTGTCCAGATCAATCCGGGCGTAATCGGGGGCGGCGGCGCTTCCCTTGACATGAATGGCGTCGTCCTGACGCATGACACGGCAGTTCCGATCGGAACCGTTCAGCCGTTTTCCTCGGCGGATGCCGTCGGCGCTTTCTTCGGCGCGACATCAACCGAAAAGGCCATCGCCGACATCTACTTCGCCGGACGCGACAACGCGACCGTATTGCCCGGCTCGCTGCTGTTCTCGCAATACCCTTCCGCTCCAGTGGCGGCGTATGTGCGCGGCGGCAGCGTGGCGGCGCTCTCCTTGTCGCAATTGCAAGCGCTGTCCGGCACGCTGATCGTGACCATTGATGGCACGGAAGAGACTTCCAGCTCGATCAACCTTTCTGCGGCTACCAGCTTTTCAAACGCTGCCACCATCATCGCAGCAGGATTTACCTCGTTCACTGGCGCCGTCAGCTATGACAGCCAGCGAGCAGCGTTTGTCATCACGTCGAACACGACCGGCGCAAGCTCGACCGTCGGCTATGTGTCCGGCACGCTGGCCGCCGGCCTGATGCTGACGCAAGCAACCGGCGCGACTCTGTCGCAAGGCGCGATTGCGGGCGTGCCGGCTACCGCAATGGATGCGATCAAGGCAGTGACGCTCAATTGGGTGTCGTTCATGACCGTGTTTGAACCGGTAACTGCCGATAAACTCGCCTTCTCGGCATGGGTGAACGGACAGAACAAGCGCTTCGCTTATATCGGGTGGGATACCGATGTCGCTGCCACGGTAGCAAACGATACGACCTCGTGGGGCGCGCAAGCCAAGGCACTAGCCTACGATGGCACTGCGCCGGCTTATAACACTGTGGAGGCGGCCGCTTTCGGATTGGGCATGATCGCTTCGATCGATTGGACACGCACGAATGGCCGCATCACGTTCGCCTTCAAGAGCCTGTCCGGGCTTGCCTCAACCGTCACCGATCAGACGATTGCGGACAATCTGATCGCAAATGGTTACAACTTCTATGGCGCCTACGCCACGGCGAACGATGATTTCACGTTCTTCTATCCCGGCAGCGTGACCGGCAAATACTCGTTCCTCGACGAGTACATCAATCAGGTGCGCATCAATAGCCAATTGCAGCTCGCCATGATGACGCTTCTCACCACCGTCAACTCGATTCCGTACAACGCGCAAGGCTATGCACTGATTGATGCCGCCGCAGCCGATCCGATCAACGAAGCACTGAACTTCGGATCAATTCGTCCGGGTGTTCCGCTTTCCTCTTTGCAGGCAGCCGAGGTTAACAACGCCGCCGGCACGAAGATCGACGGTGTTCTCAGTACACGCGGCTGGTATCTGCAAATCCTGCCAGCCACTGCGCAGGTTCGTGCTTTGCGGGGCTCACCCCCAATTACCTTGTGGTACATGGACGGCGGTTCGGTCCAAAAGATCACTTTGGCATCTATCGTCATTCAATAACCGGAGCCTAAAACATGGCAACTCTCACCACTGCAAACAGCGTCTTCGCGCTGGCAATCGCCGGCCTCTATCCGGTTGCGCAAATCCTCCAAGGCTACAGCACCGACGATGCATTCGCCGCAGCCGACATTGCGCCCGCCGAGGTCGTGATGGGCGTCGATGGAAAACTATCCGGCGGCTTTGTCCCTGTTCCGCGCGTGATAGACATCATGTTGCAGGCAGACTCTGCTTCGAATCAAATATTCGACGACTGGAATGCGGCGCAAGAATCAGCACGCGAACTTTACATAGCTTCTGCGATTATTTCTCTGCAAGGAACCAGTCAAAAATATTCGCTCACTCGCGGCATTATGACTTCTTATAGCCCGATGCCGACGGCAAAGAAGATCCTCCAGCCGCGCAAGTTCGTCATCACGTTTGAATCCTGCACTCCGTCGCCGATCTGATCATGGCCCGCAAAACTCTCACCGTCACCGTCAGCGCCGAGGGGCGCGATCATGGCAAGGCATTTCTGCTCACAGAAATGCCGGCCGCCCAGGCTGAAGAGTGGGGCGCGCGCGCCTTGCTCGCGCTGATGCGCTCGGGCGTTGAGGTGCCGGATAACGTCGCCTCGATCGGGCTGGCCGGGATTGCTGTACTCGGCATTCGCGCATTGAGCGGACTCGAATGGAGCCTTGCCAAGCCGTTGTTTGATGAAATGTGGACGTGCGTGCAGATCATCCCCGATCCAGCAAAGCCTGGCGTCGTGCGCGGTCTTGTGGATTCGGACATCGAAGAAGTGAAAACCCGCCTGTTCCTGCGCAAAGAAATCCTGAATCTGCACATCGAGTTTTTTACCGACGCCGCCCCGTCGACGCAGGCACAGGGAGCGGCGAAGGGCGCTCAGGCCTGATCGAATATGTCAACGTGCCGCGCCCGATCGCAACGGTAGTGTCCAAGCGGTACGCGACACTCCACGAATTGCAGACCGTGTACGGATCGGAAGACCTGTATGACCTGCTCGAAATCATCGCAGTCGATACCCATAACGAAAACATGAAGGATTGAACGTGGCGACCATTGTTGACAGCCTGATCGTTACGCTCGGTCTCGATGGTAAGGATTTCGAGAAGGGGCAGAAGAAGACGCAGGAAGCGCTTGAGAAAACGCGCAAGGACGCCGACAAAACAGCGAGGGATATGGAGCATGCCGGAAAGCAGGCGGCCCAATTCTTTAGCAAAATGCGGAATGAAGCACTGGCGTTTTTCGCGGCATTGGCAGTCGGCAGTGGATTAAAAAGTTTTGTCGAGAACTCCATTGTTGCGGCCGCTGGCGTTGGCAGACTGTCTGACAATCTCGACATCAGCACCAAGCGCTTAACGGCATGGCAGCAGGCGGCGGAGCGTGCCGGCGGATCGGCTGGCGGCGCTCTTGCTCAGCTCAAGCAGTCGGCTGACGATGTTGCCAAGTTCAAGATGGGCATGGGCAGCGATTCGCTGAACTGGTTCTTCCGCATGGGGGGATCGACGGACGACCTGAAGGACGGCAATACGTACCTGATGGCGCGCGCTGACATCGTCAAGAGGATTTTCGACGTCGACCCAACGAAGGCCGCCGTTATTGCACAGAGCATGGGCATCAGTGATGACCAGTTCAATCTGATCAAAAAGGGATCCGCTGCGATCGAGGATCTGATTCGCGAGAGAGAGCGATATTCGAAGTTTTCCAGGGAGGACGCAGAAAATGCGGACAAGTTGCGCAGCAAAATGCTGGATTTGCGCGACAGCTTCGAGCTGGCAAGCACAAAGCTGCTGATAAAGCTGACGCCGCAATTTGAAAAATTGGCGGAATGGTTGAATCGTCTGGCGGATTGGGTGAATTCGAATGGCGACCTGATTTCGAAATGGGTTGACGACTCGATTGATAAGGCAATCCCAGTACTTAATGAATTTGTCGGGATACTGCGCGACACGGACTGGCGCGAAGTGGCAAATGACATCAAAGGACTGGCAAGCGCATTTCTATCGGTAGGTCACGAAATCAAAGGCATGATTGATGGCGCAAAATCACTAAAGGAATGGTGGGATCGCCCATCGGTTCCGGGTGGCCACTGGTGGAATTTTGGCTTTCGCAAATCAACGGATATTGCAGAAAACGATATTCGCAACGGAAGAAATCCACGCCCGGGACAGCTTGGTGGCGGGAAGATCACATCTATCAATGATCGCCAGAAGTACATTCTCGATAAATTGCGCAAAGATGGCTTCAGCGATGCACAGGCGGCCGGGATTGTTGGCAGTCTGATGCAGGAAAGCGGCTTGAATTCTACTCAAGTGAATGCAAAGTCGGGAGCTATAGGGATTGCGCAATGGCTGGGATCGCGCAAGAAGGGTTTTGCAGACCGCTATGGCCACGGCCTTGAAAAATCTACCTTTGAAGAACAGGTCGATTACATGCTGTGGGAGATGCGCAACACTGAGAAGCATTCCGGAGACTTGTTGCGTCGCGCCAGTAGCCCACAGATTGCTGCGCAGATCCATGCTTGGGAATACGAGCGCCCAGGTGTTGCAGAGGCAAACATCGGCCGGCGTCAGAGTTACGCAGAAAGCCTGTTCGCGTCGATTGGACAAGGTAACGCAATGGCTGCTGCCAACCTGCCAACGAGTGCCAGCATGCCTACGATGCGCTACGGCGGTTCGCCGAACAGCACGGTAAGCAGCGAAACGCACATCGGCCAGATCACGATCCAGACGGCGGCAACGGACGCTAACGGCATCGCCAAGGATGCGCAGTCGGCATTCCAACGCTACGCCTTTGCGTCGCAATCGAACACGGGGCTGAACTGATGGCAAAGCCGACGCTCTCCGTGCCGGACTTCCCGAACGTGCCTAACGTGGCCGGCGTTCCTGCACTGATCCGCAAGGCCGGCCCGGTGCTGAACGCCATCGGCACGCTGAGCCATATCAACAATGTGGTCGAGCGCTTGCTCGGTGGTCAGATTGAGGAAACGTGGGGCGTGTTCGATGCCAGCGGCCAAGAGGTATTGGCGCCGGAAACTTTCCTCGGTATCGAGTACAAGAACGCGTATCGCTTGATGGATTATCCATTGGAGCAGGGGGCCTTTGAGACTTACAACAAGGTGGCAAACCCGTTCGATGCATCAATCAGTATGGCGATGGGCGGAACGCGCGACGACAGGGAAAAGTTTCTGTCTGCCGTCGATGCGCTGGTGAAAACGCTCGACCTATTCACGATTGTCACGCCTGAAGTGACGTACCAAAGCGTGAATCTTGAGCGCTACGACTACCGCCGCGAGAATCGCAACGGCAATCACATGATCATTGTGAATCTGTATTTCCGCGAGGTTCGGGTGACGGCGTTGGTCAATGGCGTGGGCGGCATCAACCCAGTAGCAGTCAAGTCAGTCAACGCAGTCCCGGCGCGCTCGCTCGGACAGGTCGCGGCATCAGCGGTAACGTATGTGCAGCAAGCGGCAATTGCAGGCGCTGCGCGGACGCTGAATTCGGTCAAGGCGATTGGTAATGCCATCGGCACGGCCGCGGAAGGGATTACGTCATGATGACGATACCGACAAGCGCGGTTCCGTCGCAGTCGCTGAGCGTGACGCTGGCGGGCCAAAGCTGCAAGATCAACCTGTATCAAAAAGACGCGCTGATGTACCTCGACCTGTTCGTCGATGGTGCTGCCATCGTGCAGGCTGGCGTTTGCCGGGATCGTGTGAATCTGATCCGGCAGGTATATCTCGGATTCATCGGCGGGCTGGTCATCTGCGATACGCAGGGCGTCACCGATCCGGATTACACCGGCATGGGCTCACGATTTCTGCTTATCTATCTGGAAGCAAGCGACCTATGACATTCGCACGCCGCAAGATTGATGTAACGATCACGCTCGGGACCGGGAAGTTCGGCGATGTCGAGGGTGACACGATCGCTCTTTCGGGGCATCGGGTAACGGCTGAAATCGTCACGATCGCCAGCGGCATGCAGCCACAAGCGAACCTGAAAATTTACGGCTTGCCACTGTCGATCATCAACCAATTGACAACGGTTGGCCCGACGATGGCAGCCGTTCGCGGAAAGAACAAAGTATCGGTATCGGCAGGTGACGAAGGGTCCGCGCTGAGCCTCGTCTATGAGGGGACGATCGATCAGGCGTGGGGCGATTTTCAAGCCGCGCCAGATGTGTGCCTGAACATCACAGCTCTGGCCGCACTCAGTGCGGCAATGCGGCCGGTCCAGCCGTCCAGCTTTAAAGGCGCAACGGCTGCCGAATTGATCATGGCTGATCTCGCAAAGGAAATGGGCTGCGCATTCGAGAATCACGGCGTCTCCGTCCAGTTGGCGAGTCCATATTTCCCTGGAACGAGCTACGCAAAAGTACAGGCGTGCGCGCGTGCCGCGAACATCAATCACGTTGTCGACAAAGGCGTGCTGGTGATTTGGCCGAAAGATGGCACTGTTGGAAAAGAGATTCCGTTGATTTCGCCGGAAACTGGAATGATTGGCTACCCGACCTTCTCCAGTGCCGGCATAGGAGTTGCAGTTCTATTTCGGCCAGATGTCAGGCTCGGCGGTCAGGTCAATATTCAAAGTTCGATTACTCCCGCCTGCGGCATCTGGAATCTGTTCGCGGTCAATCACTCTATTGAGAGTGAGCGCCCCGGCGGACCGTGGTTCACCTATATCAGCGCATACCGGGGTCCGCAATGAGTGAGGGTTACAAGGGCGCACAAACGCCAAGTTCAGCAGCTTCTGAATACGACGCGATGACATTTCTTGTCATGCAGATTCTGAGCCGTGCAAATACCTCGACACTGGTACAGGTAAAGGCTGTTACCAATAGCGGCGGGGTGTCGGCAGTCGGATTTGTGGACGTTCAGCCTCTTGTTGCACAGCTTGATGGATATGGCAACGCTGTTCCGCATGGCGTCATCAATGACATTCCATATTTTCGGATTCAGGGTGGAACAAATGCCGTGATTATCGATCCGGAGATTGGCGATATTGGAATGGCGGTATTTGCCGATCGCGATATTTCGTCAGTGAAAGCGAAAAAGGGCGCAGCCAATCCGGGATCGGGCCGGCGCTTCGATATGGCAGATGGGGTGTATTTTGGCGGACTGTTGAATGGTGCGCCGACGCAGTACATGCAATTCAGCACCACCGGAATCAACATCACGTCGCCGACGAAAGTCACGATTACCGCGCCGGAAACGGACATCATCGGCACCCTGAAAAACAATGGCGTCAATGTTGGCAGCACTCACGTTCACGGTGGGGTATCACCGGGCGGCAGCAATACCAGTGGGCCAGCTTGATTACTTGAGCGGCTTCCAGTTTTTCGGGCCGTTCATGCAGAGGTCCATCATCTGGTAGCGCAGTGGGGTGCCGCCGGCGTAGACAAAGCCTTGGTCGAAATAGACTTCATTGATGATTTTCTTTCGCCCCTCAAGTGGCACTTCGGAATAGGCGCTAACCATATCCAGTGCTTTTTCTGGCGGCATTTTCATGTCTCGCGCACTGGCGGCAGTCTCGTACACACTGCCAACAAGCGAACAAATGTGTGGATCGCCTCCAGCAAAAGCTGTGGGGAAGCAGGTCGCCAGCAGCGCTGCAAGAATGATTGGTTTCATGATGTGTTTGATTGTTGAGTTATTCGATGAATCCTTCGATGACTGGTGTGCTCATACACTGGCAGCCCTCTTCCTCTCCGGGGAAGATGTAGCAGCCTTTGAATTTCATGCCCCTTTTGAGGGGGTAGCGCTTTCCATCAAGAGAAGAATGATTGCAGGGGTTGCGCCCCCAATTCGCGTATCTCCAAGTGCATTTAGATATGCCGAGCTCTATTTGTCGGAATCTGGCTTGACGCTTTTGTTCGCGAATGGAATCGGACATAAAGCCCCTCCCTAGAAATAGAAACTATACAACGAAATAAAACAAGGCCCGCCCGAGGTGACTACGGCGGGTTTTTTTACGCCCCAAAGGACTCATGAACACGCTACTGCTCGACCAAACCACATGGGATCTGGTGACGGATGCCGCTGGCAACATCGCAATGGCATCCGAGCCATATGCCATCGCCCAAGACGTAGCGAGCGCGGTTCGCTTGTTCGCCGGTGAGCTTTGGTACGACACCGCGCAGGGCGTGCCGTACTTCTCCGACATTCTCGGTCAGCGCCCGCCGCCACAGTTCTACAAAGCGCAGGTTGAAAAGGCCGCGCTGACGGTGCCAAGTGTTGCGCAAGCGCGTTGCGTCATCACTGCATTCGAGGGCCGGAAATTGACCGGCCAAATCCAAATAATCGACACCACGGGGCAATCGAACAATGTCCAGTTCTAGCAGCGTTCCAAGCGTCAGCTTTACGCCGACCGGGCTTGTTCTGCC